CGGCTTGCGACGCCTTGAGAATCTGCTGACTGAAGCTGCCCTGGCTGATCTGCCGGGTGAGCGACCGCATTTCAGCGATTGTCGAGATGGCATTGTTCGACGGCGCAACGGCGGCGCTGATCTGGTTTTTGCGATCAATGTCGCCGCTGGCGGTGCCAGTTCCAGACGCGGACGCCTGTGCCACGCGGCCGGCATATTCGGGCGTTTGCCACGGGGCCGTCGTTTTCTTGATGGGTTCGCCCGTCTGAGTGAAGCCACCACCGGCCAAAGCCGGGGCTCGAGTGCCGTTGATAATTTGACCGTTGGCGTCGACCTGAGCCGGTTGCGGGGTAGCCAAACCTTGCGGCCCGGTAAGCGCACCCTGATCGAGGGCGCTACGCGCAACCTGCTGCCCAAACATTTTTTGATGTTGTGGGTCTGGATAGGTAGCCAACATCTTTAGCAAATTGTTTTTGACGTCAACGACGCCGGGGTAATGATCCTTGCGCTCGTTCGACCAATTTTCCAATTGAGACGCCAAGTCTGACAGCGGCGCATCAGGATGAGCGCTCCATGCGCCGATGATTTGCTTACCTTCGTTCTGCAAGCCGGTGTCGAGGGCAAGATACGACTTCTTTAGATCCAGACCCTTTTGCAGGGCATCAAGCAGATTGCCCGCCTTCGGCAAGCCAAAGTTCGGGGCTCGCTGTAACAGCTGCTGAGTAAATGCGTCGGGATCAATGACCTGATTGCCCTTGCCGTCATCCTTCATCGGCGGGTTCTTGCCGATGTCGGAGATGGCTTGCATCTCCTGCGCCTGAATCTGCTGCTGCTTGAGCTGCTGCTGCTGAATCTGAAGATTCTGCTGCTGATTCTGAATTCCGAGGATGTTGGAATACGTATTCAAGCCCGCATTCGGATCAGGCGGCTTAAACATCGTTCCGACAGGCGTCATATCTGGCATGGTTTGCTCTTTGTTTTAGAGACCCAATTCATTGCAAGTGAAATCAAGTGCCGGGTTTGCCCAACAACCAGGGCAACGCGCTGCTGATCTGGCTGCCGATGGCGTTACCCGCCCCGGCGATGCCGGCACCGATGGCCGTACCGGTGTTGGTCATCGACTGACCGATGCCGTTGGCGAACGACGAAGCGCCCGTGGCTTGGTTGGACGCGGCCGACTGGCCGAGCTGGGCGACTTGGCCCAAGCGCTGATAAATGTTGCCTTGCTGCGTCTGGTACTGATTAAAGGCGTTGTTAAATGCCGTGTTCGCAGCGCCCTGATTGAACGACATCAGATCCTTCTGAGCCGCACCCGACAACGCACCTTCGCCGGCAGCGTCACCGTTCAATACGCCTTGCTGTCCCTGCTGAAGCTGGAACTGGTACGCCGGGGACATCTGGTGGAACTGGTCGATCGTGAACGGGGTCAGCAACGAGCCAAAGCCACCCGGGCCAGACGAAGACGCCGGCGCCGCGGTCGAGGCGGTGCTTGATGGGGCGGCTTGCAATTGAGGGTTGCCGAGAAAGCCACCGGGGCCACCGGGGCCGTTCTGGCCGGTCGTTTGCATGTACCCGCCACCGCCATATCCCCCGAGGCCGTGAGCGCCACCGCCGCCGCCGTAGTTGGGCGTGCTGGCAGTGGATTGTCCCGTCGGCGAGTTATAGCCGGGGATGCCTAGCAGGTAATTGAGGTAGTTCTGCGCGCCGTAGCCAGACTGTACGTAGGGCGCCTGATTGGCGACCATCGTATTGAACATACCCTGTTGAGCATTCGTCGCCGCTTGTGACGCGTCCGCTTGCTGACTCGATCCAATGATTGAGCCGATCGCGCTGACACCGCCGCCGATAAGGCCAGCACCCAAAATTGCGCCCGCTGTACCGCCGACGAGAGAACTCATTGCATACTCTCCAAATTAACTTTGAGCCCTTGTATGTAGTCCACGGTGATCTCCTCACCGTCGTGGCCTCCACAAGAACCCGTGATGTCTTTAATGGCAAAGACGCCGATGTCGTTGTTGGGCATTAGCACCATCTTCGCGTTCGGGTGCTTGCCGTGATTGATGTACCGACCGGCCGGCGTACGGTTCTGGCCGATCCGTCCCAGACAAATCATCTCGCCCTCGGCAATGCGAGCCGTGGCAAATAAGCCACGCCCTGCAATCGCCGAATTCGCGACCTTGCATTTGTAACTGCCGTACGGAAACGGGATGACGTCATCCGTTTGTGAGAAGTGCTGCACTTCTTCAGCCGTCAATCCGATTTCGCCCAGCACTCGCTCAAAGTCCTCGATGTCCTCAAGGCGCGGTGCTACCGGTTGCGCTTTAATCGCCTTCCAGTGGTCGGTCATGTCGAGGAACATCTCGTCGAGCTGCTCGACATCCCGACAGTCGGTCGAGTGGACGTTGACCCAGACGCATTCGTCGTGGGTGTACGCCATCTTTCGCCCAGGCTGACCAATCGACAGCCACGGGGCCGACAAGGTCGACCGGCTGCCGTCGGCGTTGAACATGGTCAACGTACCGCGCAACAGCAGGTTTAAATGATCGGTCTTGTGCGAATGCCCCATCATCAGACTCTGCGCCGGCATGACGGCGTGGCGCATGTAGATGCCCGGGGCGAAGGTATGAATGATGTCGGCGTGAACTTGAGGGAGCGCGACCAGCTCCTTCTCGGCTTCGTTCATTAAAGCCGGGAAGGCGGCAATACGCTCGGCGATCTCACTCGACAAGCAGCGTCACCACCGCGCCGGCCGCGGCACTGGTCGAATCGGAGTCAGCGGCAGCGCCGGTGACTGCCACCCACAGCTCGCCGTTGCCCGTCACCGGCGGCAGCATTTGCAGCACGTTGGCGCTCGCCGCCACGCCGATGGTCATGGCCGGGACGGTCGTGCCGACGGTCACGCCGGTGTTCGTCCAATACAGCTTGATGTAGATCGCCGTGGCGACGTTAGCGACCGAGATGCCAGTCACGTTGGCCGTCTGTCCGGCGCGTACCGGCTGAAGGTTCGTGCTGGACGTCGTGGTGAATTTGTACGGTACTGCGGAAGCCATTTAGCGCCTCATTGAGGTACGAAAGTAAGTTGGGGAGTCGACGAGTAGCGAATAATCAGCGAGTCACCGGCCGAGACCGGGAAACAGCCCGCCGTCATCCCGGTCGTGTAATTGGTCGACCCGTTCCGGCTGAATTGGATGAGCGAGATCGTCCCGCCGTTCACGATCAAAAAACCGCGCTGCGGAGCCACGAAGGTGTACGGCGACTGCACCGGGGTGACCGCGTATTCGTTCGCCGGCGGGTTGCCGTTCAGCAACGACTTAAAGAAGAAATACCAGACCTTGTTGGTCTGCTTGCCCTCGGTCAGCGAGACCTCGAACGTCGGCAGGTTATTGGTCGCAACGGTCAAGCCGCTTCTCCTTCGTTGGCCTCACCCTGCGCCCACAGCGTGGCACCCACGATGTCGCGAGGGACGGGATCGGTAAAGTTGAGTTCGAACACCCGGTCGCGAGCGCGGCCCAGTCGGCGCCACGTCGCACGGTTGCGGGTCTGGCCGACGAGACCGATGCTCGTCCAATGCTCGTTGCCCCAACTGAAGCCGCCGTCGTTCGACCACCGCAGCATGGCTTGCGGGTTGGCGCCCTGCCCGGTCTGTAGACCGACGCCGGGGGTGAATTCGACCTGAATGGCAGCCATGAACACGCGCTGGCGGTTTTCACGCGACCAGACGTGCGGGGTGCGCCGTTGGCAGCGGAGGATGTTCCCCGCGTCGGTGTAGACCTGACGCGACATCTGGTGGATCTGGCCGGTCTGGTAGTCACCGACCAGTCGCAGATCCTGCATGTTCATGTAGCAGTTCGAGCGGTGGCGGTGGTAGACGCCGGCGGTGGAATCCCACGACGCCCGCTGGTGCCACATCTTGGTGGTCGCGTCGAACACCCACGTCACGTCAGCGGTCGGGAAGGTCAGGACATAGAACATATGCCCCTCCTCCTCGTACGCGTAACCGATCGCGTCGGACACGTACGGGTAGCCCGAGATGGCGTGCTCGATCGCGTGGGTGCTGATGCGCTCCCATGTGTACTGATTGGTCGCCACCACCATGTTCTCGCCCTGCTCATTGCGGGCAAGCCACACCAACGCCGGGCCCATGCGGGTGATCGAGTGCTTGGCCGAGCAGCCGATCTGCGGGCCGACGCCGGGTAGGCGGCTGAACGCAAAGTTGGCGCCGCCCTGGTTAAACCACACCTCGCTCGTCCGCTCACCGATCAGCCACAGCTCGCGGTTGTTCTCGTACAGCGTGACGAGGTTGTCGGTCGAGCTGTCTTTGAGCGCGTAGAAGGCGCCCGCGAAGCTGACCGTGTACGGCACCGGCGCGGTGGTGAAGAACGTGCGCGTCTGGGTGTTGTTGAAGATCAGCCAGCCTTCGATGAAGGCGACGCGATCGGCGGGTAGCCACGCCGGGTCGGTGATCTGCTGGAAGGCCGGCAGCGTGGCCGTCAGGGTGTCTGAGGTGCTGATGGTGGCCGTCGCGTTGGCCGACAGGGTCAACGTCAGGGCGTTGTAACTGACGCCCGTAATGGTCGTTCCGGCCGGTATTGCACCGCCCGAATCGCTGACGGTGGCGCCACAGATGAATTGGTAGTTCGGCGAGCCGGTGAAGGTGACTACGTTGCTACCGGCGGTCGTGGTGACCGTCGTGGTCGCCGTGCCGGCGCCGCTCAGGCGATACAGGTAGCCGTAGGTGCCGTCAACGATGACGGCGTAGCCGCCCAGACCGCCGAAAATGGCGCCGTTGTCGCGGATGCAGACCGGCCCCGAATTGGTGTTCAGCGTCCCGACCATCGCGGTTGAGAACTGAGCAATGCTCGACTGCGTGGCCGGCACCGTCATCGTGATGAGGTAGACCGTCGCGCCGACCACGGCAAGGGCCGTAGAACCGCCGGGAAGCACCCACAAGCCGCGAACGGGGCCTGTCTGGGTGCTGAGTATGGGATTCAGGCCGGGGCAGCCCAGAAGCGCTATCGGCTCCTTGGCGTCCTTCTCGGCATCGATCTCGGGATACCAATTGATGAGCCGCTGGGCATCCTGCAACAGCATCGGGGCTTCGTAAGCACCCCCGACTAGGCCGAAATCAGCGCCCTCGTAACTCACGCGAAGCCGCCGTGCATGATCCAACCGGCGTCGGTGCGGCGACTGCGGACGATGTCGCGGTCGAAGAAGGCTTCGACGTCCGGAATCTCGTTCAACGCTTTAATCGCTGCCTTCGATTCCATCGCTTGCTTCACCAGCAACGCCCCGGCGGTCTTGCCGTACTCGGGGGCGAGCTCGAGGGCGAGGTTTTTCTTGAGCGCTCGCGCAAAGCCTTGCGGGAGATTGATCGCCTGATTGACGTTCGCGAAGTCCGTCAGGATCGTGTCCGTCCACAGGTGCAACGAGCCCGCTTGCGACGGATTGGGGTAGAAATACAGGTTCCCGATCGGGTACGTCGGGTCGTAATAGCACAGGATCGGCCACGGGCCGGCCAGACCTTTGAGGCCAATGGCGGTGTACTTGTCGCGACCGACGATGTCGATGGGGTAATCGAGCCCGGTGTTACCGCTTGAGGTGATGCGGGTGAACGCGTTCGTGATCCGCAGCGGGCGGCCAATGGGGAAATTGCCCGGGGTCGTGTAGGTGATCGTCTCGGCCGCCGACACCGTCGCCGTCGCATTCGCCGACATGGTCACCGTGTTGGTGCCGATCGACAGGATGGTGGTGCCGGAGGGGATCGCCGACTGCACGTCGGTGAGCGTGCCGCCCACGACGAGGTTGGACGGGATGGTCACGCCCGAGATAGTGGGTGAGCCGCTGACGAGGGTACCGGTGAACGTGCCGCCGACGGGGTTGCCGACGGTGTACTGGTATTGCCCTGGCGTAAAGGTGAGGATGTTCTCAACCGACGAGAAGATCATCAGCTTGTCGATCGACCACGCCTCGATGAGGTCGTTTAGGACCATCAGGGCGTCAGCCGCGTCTGCGGCGCTCGGGGTTTCGCCGGCTTCCAATGCGTTGATGTTACGCAACGCGCCGGTGATGATGTCCATTGCGGTGGTGCTGTTTGCAGCCATTATCTAACCATGCCTCCAAGGCGCATCATCGAAAGGTTGAGCGTTGCTTCGTAAGGCGTCGAATTCGCAGCCGGCGTGCCGCCGTAGGCCGCGATGATGTCGGTGCCGTCCAAAGTGTTTGAGGTGCCGTTGGTCGCCATTGGACTGTTGCCAATGCTGATCAAACAGATCGCATCGCAATGCACGCGAATCATGGCCGTGTAACCCGAAAACTGGGCTAACGCGGTGCTGCTTCCCGTGATTGCGATGGTCTGTTCCGCTACCGGGGGCTCTTGCGGAGCCTGACCGGCCATCGGCGCGTAATTGGTCGCCGACGGTACGCTCGCAATCTGGCGGTATTCCGAGACGTATAGCGTTGCTATTTAGACGATGGCTGACGGGAAGGTTGACAGGCCCAAATTCGCGTTCTCATAACGAGAAACGAGAATCAGGATCTGATAGTTGCTTTGCGCGCCAATCGTGCTGCCCGTCGAATTGACGAACTGCACGATGATCGAGCCCGCCGTAGAACACCACGAGGACCCGACCGACAGGCCGGCAACGTGGGACTGCGACTGAACGTCGACGATGTCGTAAGGCAACACGCCCGGCAGCGAGTAAGTGGCGGTATTGGACGTGTTGGCAGTCACCGAAGGCGTCGTAACCGCCAACGCGAGCAGGTCCTGCAACTTACAATTGCCGCCTTGGGGAGTAGTTCCACCTGGCATTGATTTCTCCTAAAAAGGGCCGGTATTACCCGGCCCCGTTGATCAGTTGGTGGTAATCGCCGACGGCAGCGACGAGAACGTGCCCGGGCTGGTCGACACGCTCGAGATGTACCGAGCGACCGTGATCAAGTACGTACCCGACGGGGGCGTGATCGTCGCAGCCGACGTCACCCAGTCGATGTAGAACTTGTCAGCCGTCGACGTGTCGACGCGGAAGCCACCGATCGAGCAGCTCGCCGCGGTGCTGGGCGGGTTGATCGCAAGGATCACGTCGCCGGCCAAGATGCCGGTCGCCGCGGTCGCGTACGTCGCGCCGTTCAAGCCGTACGACTGCTCGACCGAGCTGGCCGTCGCAATCTGAGTCGGAGTGATGGACACCGCAATCGTCTGAATGGTCTGCAAAGTCGACCGCGGCGGCTGGGTGTTGGTCGTGCCAATAGTGGCCGGTCCAGGATTAGCCATTGAAAAGTACCTCGGAAAAGAAGGGGATAGAGGGGGCTGTTACGCCCCCTCCGTCGATTAGCCGGCGATCTTGACGCCCAGTTCCGGATAGAGCGAAGCCCATCCGTAGAGCACGTCAAAGCGGGTGGGCAGGGCATCGTTGTTGATCGTGTACTGACGAACAACGCGGAAGTTGATACCTGCTTCCTCGTCGACCGCACGCGCGGCCATATCGACGCCGCCCGGCAGATCGAGGTCGGCGAACGCCAACGCCAAGCAGTCGCGGTGCATCGCAATGTTCTGCGGCGACACCGTGCCGGCATACGCGCCCGACGCCGAGCCCCAGACCTGAATCGCGGCGTTGCTCGCAGGCTGCGCCGTGACGTTCTGGAACTGGCCACCGTAGATGCCCGCGTTCTTGACGTAGAAGTCGAGAGCGCCGCCCGAGGACGAGCTGTAGACACCGGTCGTGCTGTTGTACGTACCGTTCGACAACGTCGACGGCGGCGCAATAACGACGAACTGGCGCAGACGGTTGGAGCCGTACGCACCGCGGTTCTGCGGGTTGGCCGAGTACACGCCGGCGACGGTGATCACGTCGCCAACGGTCAGGCGAGCCGCCGCCGAAGCCGTCCAGCCCGTGGACTGGATAAGACCCGACGACGCCCAACCCGACGAGAGCCACGCGCTCGAGGTGTTGTTCGACAAGGTCGGCGTACCGCCCTGGGCGCCCACCGTGTAGGACACCACGTTCTGATCCATGTACCAGTCGAAGCCGGCGAAGTTCTTGGCGACCAAGCCCTTCTCGATCTGCTCGGCAACGCCCGATTGCGGGTTGAACAGGCCCTTCACGGAGTCCTGCGCGTACGCCATGCTGAACGGGTCAAGGATGACCACGCGCTCGCCATCGCGAGGCGCGGCTTCACCGTCGAGGATCGCGCCCGCGAGCGTGAAGCTCAGGAACGACGCCGGCGGCGTACCCGGGGTACCGACCGCGTTCGGGATGTTCTGGTACGCATACGTCGCGCCGTCGCGGTCGATCTTGTTCGCGACCGCGGCCACGGCCGGGTTGATGATGCGTTCCTTGAACATGTCGACGCTGGTCGCGAGGTCGGCCGTCGTGAACTGCACGTCGACGTGGAACTGGGTCGTGAGCGTGACCGGAATGTAGGTCTCGTTCGTGTCTTCCACGTTCAACGCCGGGCCGGTCGTACCGATGTAACGGGGCGGCTTGCGGACGTTGACGGTGTAACCGACCTTGGCGCCCGACAGGGCGAATTGCGAGGCGTACTGGCGATTAACGTGATCGGCAAAGCACAGATCGTTTTCGAGGACCATCAGGCCCTCGTTCGTGATCTGACTGATAGTCAGAAGGTTGTTAGACAAGACAGTCTCCTATGCGCTTTAGCGCCGGCGCTGCCTCAATTCGTTCATCCGGAGCCGTTTGTAGTCCTGAAAGCTCAACGCCTCTCTCGAGTTCGTGGCTACAGGGGCTTCAGATCCACGAATTGAAGCAACGGGCGCGGGTGCGCGAGTGGTTTCAATAGTGGTTTTGGGCTTGGCTTCCGCTTTCGCTTCCGCCGCAGCCGATTTCTCAAACGATGTTTCGATCTTGCCGAGCTCGAGCAGCGCCTTCGCCGCGGGCAACGCAAAGATCCGCTTCTGATCGTCTGGATTTTTCGCCAAGTGGTACGCGATATGCGGGCCGTATTCGGACTCCAATATCGCGGCCTGTACGTGCGCTGGAACGGCCACTTTCACCCGGTCGGCGGCTGAAATGACCTCGTCGAAGTCCTCAAATTCGGACTTCGCAAGTTCCACACGAGTCTTCATCAACTCGTTTTGGCGTTCCATCGCCAGACGCTGCCGCTCGTCATCACGGGCTTTAGCGATCTGTTGTTCGGTCAGCTTGCGGTTGAAGTCCGTCAAGGCCTTCGCGAACGAGGCGATGTCCTGATAATCAGCCGGATTGGGCTCTTTGAGTGCCTCAGTCTTGGGCTGTTCGATCGACTTTAACGATTCAAGCTGTGCTTCCAGCTCGCCTATCCTGCGCTCGGCGCGAAGCTTGGCGTTGTACTCGTCTTCAGCGAATTCTTCGGCCTCTTTACGAGCTCGAGTCAGTTCGTTGATGCGAGTCTGGACGTCCTTCTTCTCGCCTTTCTTGGGGGCATCGGGTTCGCCCTGGGGCTCGGGTGGCGCATCCGGCGACGTTTCGCTGCCGGTGGCGACAATCGGGCTTTTTTCGGCGTCTGTACCAGTCGATTTATCGACCGCTGCGACGAGCTGTTCGTTCGTCTGAATATTGACGCTTTTGGTGCGTTCCGCTGCGTAATCCGCAAGGTTTGCGTTGGTCACAGTCGTAATAGCCATGGTCTACCCACGTATTGATCCCTTGGAAACCGCCAAGTGCGGGGCAAAGAGTCACCGCTCGCGGGGTCTGCCAGACCACGCAAGACGAATTAACTATTCGGACCGTCGTTCCGCTTTTTCTGCGGACTTTTCGAGTTCTTTCGCCGCACGCCGGTTGTGTTCGGCCTCGGCGTGGGTGTTAAGCAGCTGCGTCGCGGCGTGGATCTCGGCCACGTCGTGCGCGGTGATGGACTTGACGTGCGTGTCGAACATTGAGGTGTGCGCCTTGGTCTGCACGTCCTCGCGCCGCACCCCGAGTTCCATCTGGGTGCGCTGCGTCTCGGCCTGTTCCTTCATCTGCAAACGCTGCGTCTCGCCCTGCTGGCGCATCTGCTCGATGCCCGACTTGGTCTTGAGTTCCAGTTCGAGCGCCATGTGCGACTGCTGCATCTGTTGCAACTGCTGCTGTAGACCCTTAATCATCATCTGCGCCTTCGGCGGGATGTCAGAGTCCTTGTCGATCTGGGCGCCGGGGATCATCGCGGCCATGCGGTCAGCGATCGTGTCGGCGTCTGGGAAGTCCAGAGAGCGGACAACGACGTCACCCGCTACCTTGGCCGTCATCTCGCCGAGCGGCGTCGCCAAGAGCTCGAGCATGGCCTCCGCGGCCTCCTCGCGCTTGGTCTGGTAGCCCGGGCCGGTGTCGACCACGGTGTCGTACAAGCCGCCGGTGAGGTCGTTCTTGATCCGCACCACCGCTTGGGTCAGCGGGTCGCGGACTTTCTCGTTGATCGTGGTGGTGTCCGGCGTGCCATCGTCGCCGATGATGCGCTGGATACGCTGCGTGTCGTAGAAGTGCGGAATCAGGTCGCTGACGATCGCACCGATGTGCTTGAGCGAGCGGGTCAGGTTGTCGGCGAAGTCAAAGTGACTGATGTCCGACAGGCCCTGCCGGCGCTTGATCGCCAAGCCCGAGACCACTTCGCCCGGTGAGTCCTGACCCGGCTCGTGCGGCATACCCGCCACGGCCATAAAGTCGGACTGCGAGCCCTGTATCCACTGCATCAGCCCTTCGGCCGGCGCCATGGCCGACTGCCGTTGCGGCGGCGGCATCAGTTCGCCGTTCGGACCAGTGACCGGCTTGTACGGTAACGCGACGATCGGCTTGCGGTTGGCGTCGCGCCACGCCGCTTCGTGGCCTTCCATCTGCCCTTCGGCAATCAGCCAGGGCGCCTTCGGCTGGAGCGCGGCCACCTCGGTCATGGTGGTCTGACCGTAGTTGTACATGCGAGCCGGGTCGCGCAGGTCGCGGATCATGCCCTTGCGGACGATCCGGCCGTTGAGATCCACCTCGCGGCCGTACACCGGTACGATGGGGATGTACTTGCCCGGCCATTCGCGGCGGTCGAGGACGGCCGTCGCCGAGAGCAAATACCATTCGACGAATTTACGCATCACCCGGCGGGTGCGGACGATCTCAATGCCGGCCGCTTCGAGGGTGTCTTCTTCGGGCAGCTCGTCGGTGAACTTGGTGCTGCCGTCCGAGAGCATGTGCAGCGTGTCCATCTTGCGGTGGACGCGCCAGTATTCGGCGACCCGGATCTGCTCCTTGGTGGCCCAGTCGGCGACCGAGTCACCCGAGCCCATGTACTGCCAGCCGAGCGGATCGACGTCGCCGTAGCGGACGCGGTACTCGTCACGGCGCATCATGTCCGAGACGATTGCCCAGGACGCGTCCGAGCCGTCCGGCATCGAACTCGTCGGGTCGAAATAGACAGTGAACGGGTTGCGGATCGGATCGATCGTCAGATCCTGATCGAACGAGCGCTCGTCGACGTAGCGGCTGCCGACGCGGATGTAGCCCCAACCGCCCCGCACGGCGCTCTCGACCGCGCAGTCGTAGGCGTAATCGGCGCTCGAGGCCGACTCAATGTGCCGCATGAGCCCGTTGCGGACCTTGGCCGCCTGTACGTCGGCGCCGTCGCCCACGGGGTGAAACTTGATCCGGGGGCGGTTCTCGCGCAAAGCGTTGGTCACCCGGCGCACCATCGCGTCGGTGATGTTGATCGTCAGGCACGGACGGCCGTCGGTGTCGCGGTCGCGGCGTATGTCGACCGGCCATTGATCGCCGTTGGCGAAGTTGATGTCGGTCAACGCCTCGGTGCGATTGGCGCTTTCGCTGTCCATCGCAAGCTTGTACCGCTCTTGGCACTCAACGATCAGATCTTGGTCGTTGGTGGCGGCTGAGTCCGAGGCGTACGCCATTAAGTCATCCAACCTGTGGGTGATGGCATTTGGTGATTAAATGCCTGTGGTTTCTTGAACGATTTCGTCGTTGCAAAGCGGCGCATCATCATCGCGTAGCGCGTGGCGCTCATCAGGTCATCGTTCTCTTTGACGATGAGCCCTTCTTTGCGGTGATAGACGTTGAATTCTTCGAACCAGTTGCTCAGGTGTGCAAACACCTTGAAGCGACCGGTCTGCATCCGATCGAGCA